GCGGCTGATGCCGGTGGTTTCGGTGTCGATCCACAGGAGCATGTGGGGTTTCTCGGGCGGTCGGGGCGGGTCGAGCGGGATCGACCGGCCGCCGACGGTGAGGTTCCTGACACTGGTGTTCATTCTTGGATTCCTTTCCTGACGCTGACGGGTCAGAACAACATCGATTCGTGCATCTGCCCGTCCAACTCACGCAAGATGCGCACGCTCGTGGCCCAATACGTCTTCTTCAGTTCGATCGACAGGCCGCGCCGGCCGAGCTTGACGGCCTCGTACACAGTCGAACCGATCCCTCCGAACGGATCGAACACAAGCTCACCCCGGTTCGACCACAACCGGATGCAACGGGCGATCAGATCCAGCTGCAACGGCGAGATATGCCGTTCATCATCGGAATCCTTCGCCAGCCGGGCGTTCAGCACGTCGCCCTGCTTGATGTCCATCCACACGGGGCACACATGCCGCTCCGATCCAAGCGTCTCGTCGTGCCCGTAGTCGAACCAGATCGGGGAAGCCCATTGAATCCACTCGTCGTTCGTCACGTCCGTCTTGACGGGCACGGGATTGTCGCCCGGCTTGCGGAACAAAAGCACGTAATCCGCATACGCGGGACGACTCATCGCGGAATCCTTGTTCTTCGTGGTGAACATCAATCCCTGCGCCTTCGTACGGATCGCCTGAGCCTGCGGATCCTTCCACACGCACACCTCACCGTGGTAGATCCACCCGGCCGACTCGTAGTCACGGATCACGTCGCCACGAAAATCATGCGTGCCCACATACCCGAACGACGACTTCGTGCGACTCAACTGCGTGCAATGCACACACGCCAACCGCCCCGGCATCGTCACACGCAACAACTCGCGGATGATATACCCATACTGCTCATGAAACACGTCCGCACTATGGTTATTCGACAGATCACGGATCGAATCGGAAAACGTGAACAGACTCACGAACGGCGGCGACTGCACACTCAACCCGACCGAATCCGCCTCGATCTCACCCATGCGCTCGCAGCTGTCGCCGAGCCAGAGCTGCCAGTCGTTGCCCTTGGCCTCGTCGGTGGTGTATGTTTCGTCGATCATGTCATGCCGCCTTTCTGTAGTTGCGTGTTTCGTTCATGGTGGCCACGAGGTCGGCGCTGAGCATGGTCGCCTCGTGTTCCTTGCGTTGGATGTTGGCCGCGATCTCGCTTTCGAGGTCGGAGCAGACGATGTGCACGTCCACGACGTGGCGCTGCCCGAATCGGTAGCATCGTCGGATCGACTGGTAGTAGGATTCCCAGCTGTCGTTGATGCCGCAGAAGATCATGCGGTGGCAGTTCTGCCAGTTGAGGCCGAACGCGGCCATCTGGGCTTTAGTGACGAGTACGCGGATGTTGCCGTCGGCGAAGTCGAGGAACGCCCGGGCCTTGTCCTCGGCGCTCATGCTGCCTTTGACGTTCACCGCGCCGGGGATGAGTTTTCCCAGCCGGTCGGCCTCGTCGTTCAGCCCGCACCAGATGATCCATTGGTCGTCGGGGTGCCGGTTGACGAGTTCGACGCTTTTCGCGACGCGCGCGTCCAGCGTTTCGCGGCGTACGCGCGAGCGTCCTCCCACGCCGCCGATGTCGAAGGCGAACAGCTGCCCGTCCGGCACGGATCCCCGGTATGGTACGTAGTCGGCGTCCACGTGCAGTCCGGGCAGTTCGAATCCGGCGTCGCTGCCGCCGATGTCGGATGGTTTGCGCAATGCGATGGCCCATTGGGCGAGCCATCGCATGAACGCGGTTCGGCCGTGTCCCTTCAGCCGCCATCCGCTGCCCTTGTCCGCGCCGAGGTTGTTCGTGAAGTACGTGGCGAGGATCTCCTGTCGGGTGGAGTGTCCGAGGAATTCGGCCTGCGAGGTGAGTTCCTCGGGGTCGTTCGGCGATGGGGTCGCGGTGCATGCCAGACGGTGGCGCACCGGTTTGAAGTGGTTGATCAGCATGGTGCGGGTCTTGCCGGTGGATTGTTTGAGGATCGACGCCTCGTCCAGGACGACCGCGTTGAACATGTCGGCGGGGAACGATTCGACGCGTTCGTAGTTCGTGACCCATACGCCGTCGCCTGTGATCTCGTCGGGTGTTCTCACGTAGGTGGCGGTCAGGTCGAGCTTGCGGGCTTCGCGGCATGTCTGCTCGCATACGGCCAGCGGGGCGACGACGAGCCTGCGCCCGTCGAACCGGCGGGCCCATTCGAGCTGCATCATGGTCTTGCCCAGTCCGGTGTCGGCCCAGATCGCGGCTCTGCCTACCTTGAGCGCCCATGAGACGATGCGTTTCTGCCAGTCGAACAGTCGGGGGTGGAGCGTTCCCTCGGGGACGTCGATGCCGTCGGGCGGTTCCGTGTCGCGTTTGCGTTTCAGGAATTCGTGGTAGCTGATCATTGTCGGGATCCTTTCTGGTGTTTGATGTCGGGGATGTAGCCGGGCTGGTCCGAGGGTGGTTCGGCCGGGGTGCGGGTGCCGTCCGCGTTGAGCTGCTGCCAGCCGACGGTGCGGTAGTAGACGGGGATGGTGGCGGGGTCTTTGCCCATGTGGACGAGGTAGCCGAGCCGGTAGGCGCGTGCGGGGTGGGCGTGGACCCATCCGTGGCATCCGGTGGTGCCGCTGCCGCACAGGGTGAGCAGGTTGCCGGGCTCGTGCAGGTTGTCGTAGCCGTGGCCTTGGCTGCGCATTCTGCGGTGGTGGATGCTGTACCCGCTCCAGCCGGTGTCGATGGGCTGGCCGCAGATGGCGCATTTGAAGCCGTCGCGGTGGAGGACTTGCCGGCGGGTTTCGTTGGTGGGTTTGGTGCTCATCTCTGGGCCTTTCGTTGGCATTCGTTGATGATTTCCTTGGCTTTTTGTTCCGGGTTGCTGCCGGTTTTGACGCTGGCCCAGAAGTCGGTTCTCATCGCGTCGGTGAAGGTGCCGGCCGGTACGTGGTCTCGGATGTGGCTGGTGATCCACCGGTCGTCGATGACGGTGCCGTCGGGCAGCGCGTGCCGGTAGGGTTTCGGCCGGCTGGGCATGGTGTCCATGTATGCGCCTTGGCGCAGCCATCGGCTCATGTTGGGCGCGTATTTGGGTTCGTCGATGGTTTTGGCGTAGGCGATGGCACTGGCGATGAGCTGTCTGGGGGCGGCCGGCGGTCGGCCGTCGACGCCTTGGACGGCGAGGTTCCACGCCTTTTCGGCTTCGGTTTTGCTGCCGGTGTGGCGTGGGTATGCGTTCCATGCGGTCTCGAACGGGTCTTCGAGCATCCTGGCCTCGAGCTCGGCCATGGTGGTGCGCTCCGGCTCCGACTCGGACACCGGTGTCGGCGTCGGGGTCGGCGTGGAGGGGTTGGGGGAGGTTATATCGGTATGGGAATAGGTATAGGTAAGGGTGCTTCGTTTTTGCTTGCCGGTTTGCTTCGCGTTTGCTTCACCTTTTGCTTCGGCAAGTGCTTCACCTTTTGCTTCGTCCGGTTGAAGCATTTGCTTCGCGTTTGCTTCACTGTCTGCTGAAGCATTTGCTTCGTTTTTGCTTCGTCTCGAGCGGCCGGACGCCTTGCCTCCGGCACGGCCGGCGCGGGCGCGTTTTTCCTGTAGTTCCTTGGTGGCCGCGTACTTGCAGAGCATGGTGCCGTCCGGGTTGGCGGCGACGATCTCGAACACGTCGGACTCGGTTTCGCGCCACAGGCCGGCGTCCACGAGCTGGCGGGCGAGCTTCGGGCTGCCGCCGAGCTTCCTGACGCGCTGCATGGTGATGGCCCCGTCGTAGTCGCCGTGGCGCAGCTGGCGTCCGACGTAGCTGCCGGCGAGAGCCCACAGGCCAATCGCGGACAATGGAAGCTCCTCGCATTGCGGGCTGTCGTAGATGCCGTCGTCGATCATGAACCAAGTCATGGTGAACCTCTCTCAATGTGTGGTTACTTGATCTCGCCGGTGTTCGGATCGACGGCCTCTCCTCCGTCGGTCTCGTCAGCATCGTCGTCGAGATCGGGATAGTCGGGCGCGCTTTCCTCGAACGTGGCGAGGCTGTCGTGGAGGTTGTCGTACAGGACCGCGCGGCGTGCGTCCTTCGGATAGGTGAGCAGCCGGTTGATGACCTCGGCGCAGTCGATGATGTGCTGCGCGAGCACGTCCGTGTCGTACACGGCCTCGGTGTACGGGTCGATCTGATGGAACTTGTCGAGGTAGGCGTCTTTGGTTTCGAGCTGCATCTTGTGGTTGACCGCGCGGCGGAAGTCCACGGCCGCCTGCTTGATCTTCGCGCACGAGCTGTTGAAGTCCAGCAGGCCCAGCGGGCTCATCTCGTCGGGTATGAGCGCGTCCTGAACAAGTCCCGAGTCCTTTTTCTTTGCCATGAGGGTGTCCTTTCTAGAATTCCGGTTCGCCGGCATCGGTGGTGAACGTGTCCGGCGTGTAGCCGCTCCCGCCGTTGGCCCACGGGTCGGTTGCGGGCGGCTGAGACGGCGCGGTGGCTGGCCGTGGGCCGACGGGCGGGTTGCCTGCGGGGTTGCCGTAGGTGCTGCCGTAGGTGCTGCCGCCCTGATAGCCGTTGTGGCCGCCCTGTTTCGTGACCTGCGCGGTCGCGTACCGGAGGCTGGGGCCGATCTCGTCCACGGTCAGTTCCATGACGGTGCGGTTCGAGCCGTCATGCGCCTGATACGAGTGTTGGGAGAGGCGGCCTTGGGCGACGACGCGCATGCCCTTCGAGCATGATTGGCTGATGTGCCTGGCGAGGTCGTTCCACGCCGAGCAGCGCAGGAACAACGCCGTGCCGTCCTCGTACTGCTGCGTCCGGCGGTTATAGGTGCGGGGCGTGCTGGCGATCGTGAACGACGCGACCGGATTGCCGTCGGACAGGGTGCGCAGTTCGGGGTCGGCGGTGAGGTTGCCGATGATCGTGATGACGGTTGCCCCGGCCACTAGTCCTCGTCCTCCATGTCCTCGGCTGCGCCGCTCGCGATGCCCCATGCCACGTCCTCGCGGCGGCCGTGGCAGTGCAGGGCGAGGTCGGAGAGCGCCACATAGGCCATGTCGGCCACGCCGCGCATGTGCCCCAGCTCGGCTAGGGTCTCCCCGTCTTCCTCGGCGATGTCGTCGGCTCTTCCCTCGGTGCAGCCGAGCGGCCGGCCGGCCAGCTCCTTCGCCAAGCGTTCCTCAAGCGAGATAACGGTCATTTCATGATTCCTTCATCTGGTAGTCGGCCTTGATCTTCCACATGCACCGCGCGGTGATCTGCCGTCGGTCGCGGTCAACGACCACGTCGCCGACACGCGGGAATAACAGCGTGCGATCCCACTGCGGGTCGCTGTTGAGCCGGCGGATCGTGTCGATGAGCGAGTCCAGGAGCTCGCCGGCACCCATGTGCAAGGCCTCGTCGGTCAGGGGCCACTCGAACAGGCTGCACCCCTCTTCCCTGTAGTCGTATTCGTCCGGTGACGGCTGTGATGCCATGCGTGTTCCTTTCCTTGTGCGCGGAGTATGCGGGTTGCGGTCGCGCTGGCCCCGGTCGGGACGGCCTCAGGAGTCGAAGCCTGCCGTGTCCATCGCTCCCCGCTCGCACTGGCGTTCCGCGTGTCCTGTCAGTGGCGTGCGAGGGGGCGACGTTGACGCGATCGCAGTGGACGGCGGCCGAATCGAACGGCCTCCCGGTCTTTGCCCGCGCCCATCTGACGCGAATCTCGACCGGGGGCGAACCTGCCCGCCCTTGGCGCGCCGCCGGCGGGGAGAACCGGCGACGCGATCATTGAGAGAGGTGGTGTTAACGACTTGTTCCTTGTCCCCCCCCGCCGCATCGGAAGGAAGGTCGCAATGGCGGCGGGCAAGCCTTAAATGGTCAGCACGAGCGCGCAGAGAATGACGAGCCTGAGAAACTGGTACACAACCGCTCCCGGCTTGGCCTTCGTTTCGCGCAGCGCGCCGATGAGTATGAAGTGTTCGAGCAGCGCGTATCCGAGGATCACCCACTGCTGCCAGACGAGTGCATCGAAGTTCATTCCTCTCCTCCTGCTTCCTCGACGATGGTGACGAGCAGGATGGGCACGACGATGAACGCCCACCACGCGGCCAACCCATTGCCGAGCGGATGAGCACAGGCGTCGTGCGTGAACAGCCACACAATGCAGACGATGAACGATATGACGGCCACGAGGCCGATCGTGTACGGGTAACGCTTGAACATCATGCCCTCCTTCGGGCTGGACGGATGTAGGCCCCTCCGCCGGTAGGCTTGAAGCTGCGACACAAACAGGCAAAACCAACGGAGGGAAGAATCAATGGATGTGATGGGACTTATAGGAACCGCGACGGGGGTGGTGTCATTGGCGATACTCGTGGCTCAGGAGGCGAGGCATTTCGGCGACATGCCGGCCATCAGCTCGGCAAGCTCGAAATACCGCACGATTCTGGAGAACAACGGAAGCGCGGACGCCACGGACGTGCTGGTGATCCAGCGAGACATGAGCGAACCACGACCGGACTCGCCGCGCTGGAAGTTCCAAGCGATCCACGCACACGACTCGGCACGGCTCGACGATGTCAGAACCGACGATGAAACATGGTTCGAGGTCATATACGATCACCCTCACCGTCGGAATCGGAAGATAATGACGTGGTGCCCGGCTCGGAACGACTCGAACCTCGCACGCGAGTTATTCGCACGGAGCGCACTTCCTTGGTGGCGGAGACTCCCAGCAGCGTGGCGAACACCACGCCTGCACGTCGGCCCTCAAGGTAGGCGGTCAGCAGTTGTCCGCTCAGACCCAGCATCATTAGCTCGACTGCGCAAACGAGTTGCCGGGAAGGCAGAAAAGGCGCGGCGATCATAAACACCGCGTTGACCGCGAGCTGGGCGATGCTCGTCCAACCGGGCGACACCCATGACACCGAATCACGATGGCCGCTCATGCTCCCACCACCGCTTCGGCGAACGCCTGCGCGGTCGCCATGAACATGCAGAACAGCATGAGGAGCACTAGCAGCGCGAACGGGATGCAGCCGATGAACGGGTGGTCGTTGACGATCCCCCATACGAGGCCGTCTTTGTCTTGATGTCGGCAGATGTCGCAGCCATGTCCGCTGTTAGGCAGTTCGAGGGTGATGGTGTTACTCATTTCACTACCTCCGGCACATATCCGTTGTGGTCGCGCCAACGGCCGTCGGCCATGTCGTGCAGCCATGACGCCAGACGTCCGGCTTCCGTGACGGTCAGGGCGATATGCCCCTCTCCCCTGCATTCCATGAACCGGATCATGGTCGAGTCCACGGTGGCGCTCACACCGATGCGCGGCAAGGCGTCGTCGGCCTTCTCGCCGACCCAGTTGCGCCGAGTGTCGATCGCATTCGCCAAGACCGCCGCCTCGTCGCGGGACAGCAGGGCGATCGCGCCGCCAGTCCCCGTTCCCGCGGGGTCGCGCAGCCACAGACGGATGCGCACGCCACCCTCGTCGGATAGTCTCGGCTCGCACAGCAGCGGCCGGCCCTCGCTCTCCAGGTTTATGAAAAAGGTCGAGTTCCTGGCCGCCCAGTACAGGTCTTTCACCTTCATGACGCCACCCCCTCGGCTTGGGGAGCGTCCACCGGCCACGGGTCGAGGGTGCGGCCCATGAGGTAGTCCACGGACGTGTCGAAGAAGTCAGCGAGCGCCACATAGTCCTTCTTGGTGAAGCTGCGAGTGCCGTTGATCTTGCTGGACAGTGCTTGCCGAGTCAGCCCGATCTCGTCGGCGAGCGCGGACTGTGTCATGTTCCGCGTATCGAGCAAGTCGAGCACGATTTGTGCTGTCTTGTTTTCCTGTGTTTGTAACCGCATGTGATTACAGATACACCATTGAGTGACAGAGTTACAAATCGTCAGCGTGTTGACTTTGTAATCAAAAGTGGTTATAGTGATGCCATGACCGAAACACTGACAGCCCCGCCGGCGGTGATCGACTACCAAGCCGTAGCCATCGGCAACATAAGGATGATGCTTAGCCTGAGAGGGCTGAAGCAAAGCGATCTCGCCGCATACATGGGCAAGCATCGCCAGAATCTGAATCGAATGATTAACACCGGCGCACAATGGTCTTTCAACGACATGTGCCGTGCTGCGCAATTCTTCGGTGTCTCCATTGACACGCTGATGCGCCCTGACCTTACTCAATCTGAGCTAAAAGGAAACGGAGGTTTGCCTGTCGTCAACGTTGACGACTTCCGCCTACGTGGCGGGGCGTGGAAGACCCCGGCTATGGTTCTGGCCGCCTGACCGGGCGGCTCGGGATCATAACCCAGAGGTCA